GCCTTAAATGCTATGGACAAAGAGGCGCAAGTCGATTTAAAAAATGATGTTTATGGAATAAGCGCGTGGACTGCAAGGGGTATTCAGCAAGCAGGGTACGCCCATCCTATTTATCCACGACAGGCATCAATAATCGCTCAAAGCGTTCGAGCAGCCAGAGACCGTGTGCCGACTGTATATGTAGGCGGTGGCAAGGGTCGTGTGTCAGGTGGGGCGAACTCTGGTCAGTTATTGTTTGGCAATGAGTTTGGTGGCGATCGCAACGCTTTTGGCAACCGCAATGCCTTTCCTAATGGCGGTTATCGATTCCCAGCGCGTACATCCCGAGAGGGCAGGGGAAACAAAGGATACTGGATTTTCCCAACATTAAAAGACATGCAACCCGACATCAAAAGGCGTTGGTTTGCCGCCGTAGATAAAGTAATGGACAACTGGGCGAGGTACTCATAATGGCTGATACACGGACACTTAAACTCTCGCTACTTGCTGACGTTCAAAAGTTTCTTGCCGGCATGGATAAAGCCGACAAAAAGACCAAAGGTTTCAGCAGTAGCATCGGCAAATACTCCAAAGCAATGGCCAAGTCTTTTGCAATAGCAGGGGCGGCCGCTGGCGCGATGGCAATCAAAATTGGCATAGATAGTGTCAAGGCCGCCAGTGATCTCAATGAGGAAGTAAGCAAAGCCGAGATCATCTTTGGCGATGTGGCCGATGAGATCAAGGCATTCGCAAAGACCGCCGACAGAGCATTGGGCTTGACTCAAAAAGAGGCATTAGATGCGGCCAGCACTTTTGCAACTTTTGGCAAGGCTTCTGGATTGACTGGCAGAGACCTTGCAAAGTTTTCAAAAAGCGCAACAACCTTGGCAGCCGATTTGGGCGCGTTTTACAACACCAATGCCGATGAAGCCATCACGGCTATTGGCGCGGCTTTGCGTGGCGAATCTGAACCGATTCGCAAATATGGCGTATTGCTAAACCAAGCAACCATTGAAGCCAAAGCAATGGAAATGGGACTTTACGACGGCGAGGGCGCAATAAGTCTGCAAGCCAAGTCGCTGGCTACCTATCAAATTATTTTAGAGCAGACCACCGATGCCCAAGGCAATTTTGCGGCAACCTCGGATGATCTGGCAGGACAACAAAAGATCCTCAAAGCACAAATCGAAAATCTTAAAGCCGAAATGGGTACTGGATTGTTACCAGTTGCCAAAGATGTGGTGACTCAACTTAATTTTATGGCCAAAGCCTTTGGCGGCAAAGACCCAGAGGGATTGAGCGAGCGCGCAAGAGAATTGGCTGGTGTCTATGACGGCCAAGGCGGCGGCGGTTACAACCTAGGCTTGGCCCTTAAAAACATTGGCGATGGCTTTGCCAAATTGTTTAAGGCATTCACCGATGATGGTGATGAAACAACGGACTCTATGACAGAATTTGCAAATGCGCTTAACTCCGTTGCCAAAGGAATTAATGCGGTTGCTACAGCATACTCAAACGCCAAGAGCACTTTCAAAGATGTCAAAAAGACAGCCATTGGTCAATTTTTATTTGGCAGTTATGGGCCAAATGGAATATTCCCGGGCTTGCTTAATCCATCAGGTGTACCAAGCCGAGCAGCAGGTGGCCCAGTGGGTGCAAACCAAGTAACAAGAGTCGGTGAGTTTGGCCCAGAGTTATTTGTCCCAAGTGGTTCAGGATCAATCCGCCCGGACAATGGCGGCTCTGGCGTGACCATAATCATGAATGGTGTTATTGATGGTGAGTCTGCTCGCCGTAGTATTGAACGCTTACTTCAAGACTCCTCACGCCGTACAGGTGCGATCAATCTAGTCGGGGCAACACTGTGACCGATTACGATCCTTATCCAACAGTTACCTTTGCTGGAACTACGACTTACGCAGATCAGACCATCTCATCAATCTCAATTCGCACTGGACGCAATGATGTTACCGAGCAACCCCAGCCGGGCTACGCATCAATCAGCTTGTGGACTGATGCCAATGATCCATTAGATGTGGCTTTAAGTCAGTCGGTATCTATTGCCATTGACAAAGGCACAACAGGTACACAGGAACTTTTCTATGGCACGATCTCGGACATTGACATAAGCTTGCAAGCCTACGGATCAGATGGTTCGGTTGCCATTTACACCATCACAGCCGTTGGCCCACTAGCTGCACTTAACCGCCGATTGGTCGGCGCGGCAGGTTACGCCAAAGAAAATGACGGCACAAGAATCCTCAACATTTTAAGTGAAGCATTCTTGACTGAATGGGATGACGTAGCACCAACCCTGACTTGGGCAGGTGTGCCAATCGGTGTAACTTGGGCTAGTTACGATGCCATTGGCCTTGCCTTAGTTGATAACTTGATCGCCAATGTTGATGTGCCGGGGCAATACGAACTTCAGGCATACAACGATGGTGATACTGATGCTTACTCACTAACAACCATTGCAGCCAATTCTGGGCGTGGTGTGCTTTGGGAGGGCCAAGATGGTGACCTGCACTATGACGACTACTTAGCCAGATCAACCGCTACACCGTTAGTCCTAACCGCTGATGATTTACTTGCCCAAGGGTTGCGCACATCTGCTCAATGGGGCGAGATCGTAAACGATGCAATTGTGACCTATCGGGCAGGTCAGGCCGAGGCCAGAGATGAACAGTCAATCATTCTGTACGGCCAGTTATCTGGCACACGCTCAACGGTTTTGCACAATTTAACAGATGCCGAAAATCAGGCCGCTGACTTTATTGAGTCACGCGCTTACCCTAGAATGTACCCAGAGCAGCTGACGATCCCATTGCACTCACCAACGGTGAGCGATGCCACCAGAGATGCCCTAGCCGCCGTCTACAACGGCTTAAGGGTAACTACAACAGAATTGCCAGCAGTATTTGGCACAACGTTTGATGGCTTTGTTGAGGGCTACACATGGAACTTAACGCGATACACCGCTGAACTGGCTTTGACTTGCTCGGCATACTCCGAAACTTACTCATCCGTTATCTGGTATCAAATACCACCGACAACAACTTGGGCAGGGTATACTCCAAGTACGACAGAATGGCAGGATCTATAATGGCAACCACAACTCCAAACAACGGATGGCCAGTCCCCACCTCGACAGATTATGTCAAGGACGGCGCGACAGCGATTGAATCTCTTGGCGATGCTATCGATACAAGCGTAGGCAGTGGCTTACTAGCTTGGCAGTCTTGGGCGCCTACTTTAGGCACAGGCTGGTTAAACGGAAACGGTGTTTGGGACGCGAAATATTGCAAAATCGGCAAAACAGTACACGTTTCAGCATCTTTTACCGTTGGTAGCACAACAACAAAAGGAAGCAATATGAGTTGTAGTTTGCCTGTCACTGCAAAAACCGCAGCACAACAACCAGTTGTCGGTTCAGTTGTTAGAGGTTTTGTAAACTATTTGCAAGGTGCGATAACAACTACAACGTCATTTTCTATGTACGCACCTAACGTGGCAGGAACTTACCCAACTGTTGCTTTAATAACAGCAACTGTCCCAATTACTTGGCAAACGGGCGATATTATGTATTTCGCTTTTACTTATGAGGCGGCATAAATGATTTGGATTTTTACTTGCCCGACAGAGGGTTGCGAAAACAACGTAAACCCTGTCTACCTTGTTGACCCTACTAACCCTGTTTTGTGTAGCCTTTGCCACGCATACGGCGATGCAGTTGAAACAGACGATCCAGCACCAACACCAACACCAGATGTAGAACCAGCACCGAAAACAACTAAAGGCAAGTAATGTCATTCTTGACATGGTTTGCACATAGCCCACTTGCCTCATTTGTAAAGGTATTTGCCGCAGGTGTGCTTGGCTGGTTACTTGTAAACGCAGACACACTAGGCATTCACCCGGCATTAACCATTGGTTTAGTGTCGGCATTGCCAATCATCATTAACTGGTTAAACCCAGAGTATGACAATTACGGCAGGGCCAACTTAGATGAAACCGATTAAGTCAGGCATTGTTTCATTTCCCTATGGGGCTAAGTACAAATCAGGTGGCATTCATAAAGGCATTGACTACCGCGCAGTAATAGGGACACCAGTTGTAGCAGCTGTGCCGGGTGTAGTCGTACACGCTGGCAAGCACATCTACAAAAAGGGCTGGGGCTGGGCCTTTGGTATTCATGTCATTGTAGACAATGATGCCTTTCCAGACGGCACATCAGGCCTGTGGGCAGGTTATTGCCACCTCAATGGAGTAAATGTAGCAGTTGGCCAACGTGTTCGGCAGGGGCAGTTACTAGGCACATCAGGCAACACTGGCCGATCCACTGGCCCACACCTACACTTCCAAATTCTTGCCAGCCGTACTTGGAATCCAACTAAGTTTAGAAACCCTGAAAAGTGGATCAAAGCATGAGCCAATACATAAGCCGTAAATCAGATGCCAACAGCCGTATTCCTACACAGTCTTTACGAGCTGAAGTGTGGGCCACATTAGAGGTAGATGGCCTTTACTCTGTCATTCCAAATGCTGACTCAAGCACTGGGGCATTGTTTGCTACATACCTAAACATCAAAACACCTAAAATCGGTGGGGCAACTGAACTTACAATCAAATGGGTACGCGATCCCAAAGGCATAAATGATGCAACGGGCTATCAGACAATTGCCTTAAAAAAAGGTGGGACTACCTTTGTAAAGGATGTATGGCTATTCCAATCTAAGAAAGGCCAGCCAGTGGCCTTGCAACTTAAAGCCAATGGCAAGGCCACAATAACTACAAGGGAAATAAAGTTGGCAATCTCATGAGTAGCCTGATCACTGCCGGGCAACTGGCAGCTGCGCTTATTGCGATCCTTAGCCTTGTAGGAATGCTGGTCAAATGGGGCATAGTTAAACCCATAAAGGCCTACATAGACACCATGACTTACGCCATTCAGCCTTACGCCAATGGAGGAAAATCCTTGCCAGACTTGATAAATAAGGTTGATGCACTACATCTAGTGGTCAAAGAACACATAAACACAAGCCACAACACGCCTGTTTTCTCAAAGTGCTTGTGCGAATCCTGTACTTCGTGCTAAAACTATTCATGTAAGCGCCAAGGCTTACAACTAAGAATAGGAAATCAGGGCATGACAATAGTAATTGTTTTATACGCAGCAGTTTTA